AGGTTGACGAGCTTAGCTCCTGAACAGATCGTGCAGCTTAAGGCTGCGCTGCCGTTGATGCCCGATAGCGACAAAAGGAAGACCCTTGAGTTGCTTAAGCGGTGGGAAACCGACTATGTCCAGACATCTTCTAGGGATAACCTGCTGGATTTCGCGTCCCACGTGTATCCTGGGTACAAAGTTGGCCCCCACCACCGCCGACTAGCCCACATTTTTGAAGATATTGCTGCCGGTAAGAAGAAACGGGTGATTGTCAACATCGCTCCCCGTCATGGGAAGTCAGAATTGATAAGTTACCTCGCCCCTGCATGGTTTTTGGGCAAATATCCCCATAAAAAGGTCATTATGGCCTCCCATACGGCAGATTTGGCTGTAAATTTTGGCCGCAGGGTGCGAAATCTGGTCAGTTCTGACCCGTACAAAGACGTTTTTCCGCAGGTAGAGCTTCAAGCTGACTCGAAATCGGCGTCTAGATGGGGTACAAACTTCAATGGTGAGTATTTTGCTATCGGTGTCGGTGGTGCTTTGGCTGGTCGTGGTGCTGATTTATTCATAATTGATGACCCACATTCGGAGCAAGATGCCAAACTAGGGCGAGCGGATGTGTTTGAGCCTGCCTGGGAATGGTTTCAATCAGGCCCAATTCAACGGCTTATGCCGGGTGGTGCAATCATTGTTGTGATGACGCGCTGGTCAAAGCTTGATTTAACTGGGCATTTGATCACTCAGATGGCTAGGGATGAGGGTAGCGAGCCTTGGGAAGTGGTTGAATTCCCTGCCATCCTAAACAACAAACCGCTTTGGGGTGAGTTCTGGTCGCTTGAAGAGTTGCTTGCTAAGAAGGCAAGTATGGACCCCCGGTACTGGCAGGCCCAGTACATGCAGCAGCCTACTGCGGAACAAGGCGCTCTTATTAAGCGGGAGTGGTGGCAGGATTGGGAACACGATGACCCGCCTAAGTGCGAGTTTATTATTATGTCTTTGGATGCGGCGCAGGAAGCTAATAATCGGGCTGACTACAACGCATTAACTACCTGGGGGGTTTTCTTTAATGAGGAAACCAAGAACTATAATATTATCTTACTTAATGCTATCAAGCGTCGGCTTGAGTTTCCAGAGCTAAAAAAGCTAGTATTGGAAGAGTATAAAGAGTGGGAGCCTGACGCATTTATTGTAGAGAAAAAGTCAAACGGCGCTGCCCTATATCAGGAACTGCGGAGGATGGGTATCCCGGTAGGTGAGTTCACCCCTGGCAAAGGGCAAGACAAGATATCTAGGGTCAATGCCGTATCCGATTTGTTTTCTTCTGGTATAGTGTGGGCACCTGGGAACAGGTGGGCCAGGGAAGTTATTGAAGAATGCAACGACTTTCCTAGCGGCGTTAACGACGACTTGGTGGACTCAACGACTCAAGCCTTGCTTCGGTTTAGGCAGGGTGGGTTCATTAGACTTCCTTCAGATGAGCCTGAAGAGCAACGGTTCTTTAAAAGTAGCCACAAGGCTGCTTACTATTAAGGCACATATGTCAGAAACTCAGAAGTTTATGGGGTCAGGACAGCTTGTTGATAGGCTCACTGCCCAGGTAGGCAACAGGGAAACGGCAATTAAGATACTTCAGCATCGCGGGCAGATGGACGCGCACGGGAATTTGACTGCTGCGGGTCAGGCTAGGAACGTGATGACTGCTGAAGAACGGGCTATAGATAGAGCTAGTAAACGGGAAAAGCACTCGCCAAAAGCGTTTAAGTACAATCCCAAGACCAATCGAGCGACACTTAAGGGTAAATGATGGCTACAAACTTTGACAAAGCAGCTTTACCTTTTGACCCTGAAGAGGGTATGGACGGTGGCATTGAGATCGAGATTGAAGACCCAGAGTCAGTCAACATCAACATGGGCGGGGCAGAAATCAACATTGAGTCTGGGGACGGAGCCGAAGAGTTTGACGCTAACCTAGCCGAAGACATGACACAGGGCGAGTTGCAGTCACTTGGGTCAGAGTTGCTTGACCTCGTTGAGACAGACATTAACAGCCGCAAAGACTGGGTAGATGCGTTCGTCAAGGGCTTGGAAGTGCTGGGGATGAAGTACGAGGAGCGTACTGAGCCTTGGAACGGCGCGTGTGGGGTCTACTCTACGCTGCTAACTGAAGCGGCTATCCGCTTCCAAGCGGAGATGATTACCGAGACTTTCCCCGCTGCGGGGCCAGTCAAGACTCAAGTTGTCGGTGCAGTTGACAAGTTGAAAGAAGAAGCCGCTGAGCGTGTTCGTGATGACATGAACTATCAGTTGACTGAAGTAATGGTTGAGTATCGGCCAGAACATGAGCGGATGCTGTACAGCTTGGGGTTGTCAGGCGCGGCCTTCAAGAAGGTGTACTACGACCCAGCACTGGGCCGACAGGTGGCGATCTTTCTGCCTGCTGAAGATATGGTTATGCCTTACGGGGCGAGCAACATCTATAACGCGGAGCGTGTCACGCATGTGATGCGTAAGACCAAGAACGAGGTCAGGAAGCTGCAAGTTGCAGGCTTTTACAGGGACGTAGACCTTGGTGACCCGGTACATATCTTTACCGACGTTGAGAAGAAGAAAGCCGAAGAGCAAGGCTATTCACTTACTGACGATGATCGTTACCAACTATTAGAAATTCATGTCGACCACGACATGCCGGGGTATGAGGATGAAGATGGTATTGCGCTACCTTATGTTGTCACCATTGAGCGTGGCACTCAGGAAGTTCTCTCGATCCGGCGTAATTGGGAAGAAAACGATAAAAACCGTCTTAAGCGCCAGCATTTTGTGCAATATACTTATATCCCTGGTTTTGGTGCTTACGGTCTTGGTCTTATCCATCTTATCGGTGGCTACGCTCGTGCAGGTACTTCACTCATTAGACAGTTGGTGGACGCTGGGTCGCTGAGCAACCTGCCGGGTGGGTTGAAGGCTAGGGGCTTGCGGATTAAGGGCGACGACACGCCCATCGCTCCGGGTGAGTTCAGGGATGTGGATGTGCCGAGTGGCACGGTACGCGACAACATCATGCCGTTGCCGTACAAAGAACCTAGCCAGACACTGCTTGCACTATTGAACCAAATCACTGAAGAAGGTCGCCGACTGGGTGCGATCAGCGATATGAACATCAGCGACATGAGTGCTAACGCACCTGTCGGCACAACCCTGGCTTTGCTTGAGCGCACGTTGAAGACCATGAGTGCTGTCCAGGCACGGGTCCATGCGTCGATGCGGATGGAGTTCAAGCTGCTGCGCGGGATCATTCGGGACTTTGCTCCTGAAGACTATAGCTATACACCTGAGAGTGGTGACCGCAAAGCTAAGCAAGCTGACTACGACACGACGGAGGTTATCCCTGTCAGTGACCCTAACGCTGCCACTATGGCGCAGCGGATCATGCAGTACCAAGCGGCCATTCAGTTGGCTCAAGGGGCACCGCAGATATATGACCTTCCCCAACTTCACCGGCAGATGCTGGAGGTGCTGGGCATCAAGAACGCCGAGAAGCTTGTTCCTGTTGAGGATGACCAGACGCCAAAAGACCCAATCAGCGAGAACATGGCGTTCCTTGTGGGCAAACCGACAAAAGCCTTCATATATCAAGACCATGATGCACATATCGCCACGCACATGGCAATGATGCAAGACCCCTCGGTGATGGCAATGATTGGGCAAAGCCCGATGGCTCAACAGATGCAGGGCGCAATTCAAGCGCATATTGCTCAGCACTTAGCCTTTGCATACCGCGCTAACGTCGAGAAGCAGTTGGGGGTTGAGATGCCTGCACCTGACTCAGAACTTACGCCTGACGAGGAAGTGCAGTTGTCCCGGTTGGTGGCCCAAGCCTCACAGCAGTTGTCTCAAGCTAACCAGCAACAGGCGCAGCAGCAGCAAGCGCAGCAGATGGCTCAAGACCCGGCTATGCAGCTTCAGCAGGCTCAGTTGCAGATCGAGCAGCAGGACTTGCAACGCAAGCAACAGAAGGATCAAGCGGACAACCAGATCGCCCAGCAACGCCTCGCCTTGGATGCTAAGCGGATACAGGCTGACGTTGAGAAAGAAAAAATGCGGGTCCAAGCTGACGCACACAAGTATGCAGTGCAGAACCACAACGAGTCGCAGTCACAAGCATTGCAGCAAGCTGCTCAGCAACGTCAGCACAATCAGAAGATTCAGGCCGACTTGGTTAAACACCTGACAAAGAACCAGACGCAACCACAGCCAATGAAGCCGGGGGCGAAAAATGGATAAGTATCTAGAGTATCTTAGGAAACAATTTTCGGAACGGCAAGATAGTCTTGCCCTCGCACTTGCTGAAGGCGCTGCGAAGTCATTTGAAGAGTATAGGCAGTTGGTGGGGGAAATCCGGGGTCTTTCCTTTGCGCAACTTTGTGTATCTGACCTCGTGCGGAAACTTGAAAATGATGATGACGAAACTTAACATCCCGGAGAACTTGCCGGAAGTAACTACGGACAAAGCGCGACAGCTACCTGAACCGGCAACGTATCATCTGCTGTGTGTTATTCCTGAGACGGAAGAGAAGTACGACAGCGGGTTGATCAAGTCGGGTCAGACCATGCACTTTGAAGAAGTGCTGTCTCCTGTGTTGTTCGTAGTCAAGCTGGGACCAGACTGCTATGGTGACAAGAAACGCTTTCCTAGTGGGCCTTCTTGCAAGGTTGGAGATTTCGTTCTGGTGCGTCCTAACTCAGGCACTCGGGTAAAGATTCACGGGCGTGAGTTCCGTATCATCAATGATGACTCGGTTGAGGCAGTTGTTGAAGACCCCCGTGGCATTAGCCGCGCATAAGGAATAGACATGGCAGAAACTGCATTTAAGTTTCCCGACGAGGAAGTTGTCAATAACAAAGAGACAGCAGACACGGAGGTAGAGATTGAGATTGTCGATGACACGCCTGAAGAGGACCGTAACCGTAGGCCGATGAAAGAAGCCCCGGCTGATGTCACCGACGAAGAGCTTGAACAGTACAGCGATAGCGTAAAGAAGCGGATACAGCACTTTACTAAGGGCTATCACGAGGAGCGGCGGTTTAAGGAAGCTGCCCTGCGCGAGCGGGAAGAAGCTGTCAACCTAGCTCAAAGCCTTGTTGAAGAGAATAAGCGCCTTCAGGGGTCACTGGGCCAAGGGCAAGCCGCGTTGCTCGACCAAGCCAAGAAAGTCATTGCGGGTGAGGTCGAAGCGGCTAAGCAGAAATACAAAGCTGCTTACGAGTCTGGGGACTCAGATGCGTTGGTTTCAGCACAAGATGAGCTTACAAATGCCAAGATTAAGGCTGATAGGGTCAACAATTTCAAGTTACCCCCTTTACAAGAGCCAAAAGATGTAGTACAACCTCAACAGGCGGCAGCAACGCCTCATGTTGACACCAAAGCAAGAGCGTGGCAGGATGAAAATCCTTGGTTTGGTTCCGACGATGAGATGACCGCTGTTGCCCTAACGGTACATAAGAAACTTGTTGAGAGTAAGATTGACCCAACCAGCGACGAGTACTACGAGAAGATCAACTCTCGTGTACGGCAGCTTTTCCCAGATGCGTTCCCCTCGGGAAAGACGGCTAAAAGGTCAACGGTGGTGGCATCTGCTACCCGTAGTACAGCACCGCGCAAAATCGTGCTGACTCAATCACAAGTGAACATCGCCAAGCGGCTGGGCGTTCCATTGGAAGCTTATGCTAAGCAGGTTGCGGCAGACTTAAGGAAACAGAATGGCTGATACTCGTACCCCCCGTGAACTCGATACCCGCGCTACTTTTGAGCGTCCCAAAAGCTGGGCACCTCCAGATAAGCTTCCTAGCCCCAATCCTATCCCAGGATTTGACTTTAGGTGGGTCCGTGTTAGTACGTTAGGCACTGATGATCCCATGAACATTTCCGGCAAGCTCCGCGAAGGTTGGGAACCCGTCAGGGCAGTAGATCACCCAGAACTTGGCATTGCAGCTAGCGCTCGTGGGCGTTATCCTGACAGTGTTGAGGTCGGTGGACTCATGCTTTGCAAAATCCCCAAGGAATTTATGGAACAGCGTGCTGCATACTACCAGCAGCAGTCTGATACCCAAATGAACTCGATTGACAATAACTTCATGCGCGAAAACGATCCTCGTATGCCGCTCTTCAAAGAGCGTAGCAGCAAGGTGAGTTTTGGCAAAGGTACTTAACTTAGGAGTCTTAAATGGCTTATCCCAACATTGATGCCGCATACGGGTTCAAACCCGTAAACCTAATCGGTGGTCAGGTGTTCGCTGGTTCAACCCGCAACATTCCGATTGCCTACAACTACGGAACCGCCATTTACTACGGCGACTTCGTTAATATCGCCAGTGGCTTTGTCGCAAGCATTGCCAACACGATTGCCACCCCCACGGTTGGTGTGTTCCTGGGCTGCTACTACACAAACCCGACGACTAAACAACGTCTGTGGTCGCAGTACTACCCTGGTAGCATTCTGGCTGGTGACATCACGGCTATCGTTGCTGATGATCCTGACATGGTTATGCGTGTCGCAGTCACTGCTGCTGCCGGTTCTACTGTCATTGCTTCGGGTTCCATCCTGAACGTTGGTATCAACATGGCTGGTAATACCTTGACTGGTAGTGCCTCTACGGGCAACTCGTCGGGCGCTGTGGTTGCTTTGGCTACTACCGCTGGTAACTTCCGGGTTTTGAATCTGGTTCCTGATACGCAGATCAGCTCCTCGGCTGCTTATGTTTCTGGCACCGGCACCACGACCTTGACGGTTTCTGGTCTGAATGTGGGTCAAGTGTTCCCGATTGGTACGGACGTTTGGCAGGTTGCTTCGGGCGGTCAGTTGCAGTACACGGGTTCTTCCCTAACTGCGGCGACTACTGTTGCGTCAGCGACTTCACAAGCACTGACGGTCACCGCTTCGACGGTTACCACTGCCGGTACGCTTGCGCTAGTCC